GAGGAGCAGTTTGGTGGCGGTTTAATGGATGACACTGTTGCTGACGCTTTGCGTCGGTTCGGAATTGCTCAAACAATTCAGGGATTAGTCGGATGACACCAGAAGAAAAAGAAGCTTTAGTTGATGCCTTAACAAAAGACATGCTTGGTAATCAAAATTCTCCTAATTACATGGGGCCTATAAGTGCTAGTGCCGAAGCATATGGTCCTATGCGTTACGCTGTTGATCCTGGCATTTCAGAAGCTGCTACTTCCTATAACCCTTATTTACATCCCCGTCCTATTGGTGTTATACCCCCTAAACCTCCTGCTGGTCCTGGTCCTATTTCAACAAGCATTGTTGGAAGTCCCGCAGCTATTGCTAGAGAAAATGCTGAGGCTTTGCGACGTAAGGCTGGGCGTGACTCAGGGCTACCATACATCCAGCAAACTGGTCCAGGTTCTGCACCTGGTCCGCCGTCTACGTCACCTACTCTTCAGGCGATCAAGGAAAACACTACACAGAATTTTCTGTCTGATATCAGTGGTTTAGACACTGGGATAATGCCAAACACTCGAACTGTGGGAGCGAATAATCCTTTTGAAACAGGTCAAGGTTTTAATGCATTAAACATTGATTTGGATGCGATAAGTAAAGAAGCTGCTGACGCTTTAAAGAAATACAACACACCTACAGACCCCGTAAAAACACCAGAACAACAGTGTGCAGATGCAGGTGGTACTTGGAATGGCACTAGTTGCGACATGCCGACAGGTGACCCGACAAAAACACCAGAACAAATATGTGCGGATGCAGGTGGTACTTGGAACGGTACTAGTTGCGATATGCCTGCGCCCCCTGATCCTTTCGGGGATGCCGCTGCCGACATCAACTCTGCATTCAATATAACTACACAAGATTTAACTGACAAAATCAATCAACTTGTAGCTGACGGAAAAGTCAACGCTCGCTTAATGACCGCTGATCTAGTACAGCAAATCAAAGATTCTGCTGACCGTCGCAAAACACAAATCAAATCTATTAAAGAGACTTCCGAGGCAGCGTTAGAGAAACAAAACACCAATCGTAAAGCCATTCAAACTCAACTGTCTGCGACCGCTAAACAGCGTATGGCTACCATGCAGGCCGACACAGAAGCGCAGATCGCTGCTGGTCGGCTAACTCTTGGTCCTCAATTGACATCCGAGTTTGAAGAAGTCGCAGCGATGGTGACTGGGCTTACGGATTCGATTGCTGCTGGGCATGAAGGTTCGATGAGTCGCATAGAAGCTATAGCTAATATTGCTGCGGCGCAGCGTTTGGCTGCGCCCGCATTATTGATGGCTGATGCGCAGAGTGCTTTGGGGGACGAACAATTCCGTCTTGAAAATGAAGCTCAAGCATCATTGCTACAAACGTTGGCTTCGCTGACAGAGCAAGAAAATGCGTTGGTGCTGCAAGAAGCTCAACGTATAGAAGCATTTAACAATAACCGAGATTTCGCTGAGGCTTCTGCTTTGGTGAGTCTTGGTATGGCTAAGTTGCAAAATTCTATTGATACGGTTCAGCGTGCCGAAGATAAGGCTGAGCGTTTGGATATTCGTTTGGCTGCCGAGAAAACTGCGGCTACTGCGGCTGCTGAGTCAAAGCGTCGCTGGGAAGCAGATTTTCAACAGAAGGAAGATACGCTTAAAACATCGGTGTCTCAATGGAACAAGACATTCGATTTCACGAAAGAGGAAGCGGAAGCTTCCCGAGAGACAACGAAGTTGACAGCGGGGGAGAAAGCCAAACAGATTGCTGCACAAAATCAGTTGCTTTCTTCTATGACTGCCTATACTCCCGAGCAAGTTGCTGCGATGACCGACACTCAAAGGAACACTCTTTTCTCGAATGTTCAAAACAATCTTGATGATATTAAGCGTGCAGCTAGCGTCCGCCCTGGCACTTTCCGTTGGCTTGTTGATGACTTGGGTACTGATCCCGCGATAGCTGGCATGGCTGTTGCCATCGCAGAGCAAATGCGTTTGATGGATACGGCTAATGAAGCTGGGGATGCTGCTGCTGCACAATCTGCTCAAGATACGATGGATGCGATGCTGGAACCGTATTGGGGCTTGGATTCTACGATGCAGAGATATGAAACGGCTGACATGCGTGAAATAAAGTCGCTGGCTAATACTGCGTTTACTGCGTTGCCGCGTTTGGATGGTGAAGCGAACTATGAAGATTTCGCAGAACATCCATTTGGTCTTTGGGGAATTTCGAATTCCACTAGAGGTTTAACGTCTTTTATCAGTAATGGACCACCTGCTGGAGTTGGGTAGTAATGGCTGTTCAGTTTGATCGGGCGGAAGCGGCAACTGCTCTTTCTGGAATCAAACCAACAGAAGGCAATCAAGCAAAACTAAACACCTTGCACCAGATTTTGACTGGGAAGCCTGCCCCATCCAAGAGGTACACACCTCCCACGATGAAGCCAAGAACGCTTTCCCAAAATTACGGTCAGTTCTTTGTCCCCCATTCTCAGAGAACAACTGGACTTCAAGACGATGGTGGTGGTTTCCTTAGCTCTCTGGGTGGTTTAGCTGGCCCCGCTTTGGGATTGTTGGGGAAACCGCTTTCTATCGTTTCTTCAACGGCAAAAGAAGTTATCGATTTTACGCAAGCGCTTGCTGGGGTTGGTGATTGGTCTGACGTTTCACTTAAGCAATGGGCTAATCAAATCGGTGGCTGGGATGACTATTACACCTTCGGCAAACTCTTACACGATGAGGATTGGCTCCAAGATTCTCATTTAACGCAATTAACAATTCCTGGGGTCGGATGGAAATGGGATGTTAATGCTTCCTTCTTGGCTGCTGCCCCATTTGACATCGCTTTGGATCCTCTTGCTTGGATCACGTTTGGTTTAGGTAAAACTGCTCAAGTTGCGAATGTTTTGAAAAACACTGGGGCCACAAGAAATCTGATTGCCAAAATCGTTAGCAGAGAAGCAGCCGACGCAGCAGAAGCTGCTGCTCGGGCTGCTGGTCACTCCATTGACGATGCCACACGTGCCGCCTTTAAAGAAACCGCCGACATACTCGGTGACCAAGTTTCAAAAGCAGCCATCGGGAACACAGTTGCCGATACTCGAAGTTTAATTAACAGAATGCTGAATACGCCAGCAGCACAGTTGGCCGACGAAGCTGTTGGTGGATTGCCAGCGAATCTGGGTCGCTGGCAACCACCGTCATCACTGGTGGAAGGAGGCCGTTTCTTCAATATGGGTGGTCGCCCTTTGAGTGTCCAAATTGGTGATACCGCTGTCCGCGAAATTCAAGACATAGCGCGTGCGTCTGCGAAACATATCAAATCAGGCCGTACGTCCATCACGAGTGAGGAGTTGAATACTGTTGCTAAAGCCATGCAACGGTTGGGGGTTAATCAAAATATTTTAGACGCAGGCCAGTATGCCGCTGATCGTGCTGCTCGTGGATTACCTGAAAAGGTGTTTAAACCTTTGTTCGATGTGGGTGATGATGCGGCACGTAGAATGCGAACTCCGAGGGGAATGGTCAAAAACCAGATTGGTTTAAAAATTCCTGGTACTGGCCCTATTGCTAGACCCGTTGTAAATAAGCTGACTAGGCGTATTCGTGATCCTCGTGGCTGGGATGAGATGACTAAGCCTATTGGGATTGCTTTGATTAGTGGCAGTAACAAGTTAGTTGATGATGCAATTAGATTTTTGCCTCAAAGCATGAGAAAACTTGTGTTTGGCGTTATGGGTACCCCATTCCGCAAAACAGGTCAGTTGTTTGGTTCTGAAGGGTCAAAGGTAAGAGATCTTATTCGGACTTCGAATAATCCTTCGACTGTTATGAGTGCTAAAGCCGTTGTTCGTTCTATGGCTCGTGGTAACGCAATGACCCGTAAAGCTCAAGCAGAGTTGACGGCTGAAGCTGCCAAGTTCGTTGATACGTCAGTATCGCTAGTTCCTGATGATTTGGCAGGCCTTTCGAGAGAACAATTAGGGGATCTGATTTTCGAAGCTTTGGAATATCCTGCTACGGCTCGTGGTAACGCTAAAGCTTTAGAAATCTTGGGTGGTAGCCATGACCTTTTGAAGCAAGCACGTAACTTTTGGAGATACATGCGTGAACGTGCTCACGAACTGGCAGGCATGGAATTTATTGTGGAACGTCCCAATTACGTTCCGCACCAACCCACCGATGAGGCAATGGAAATTATTGGAAGAAATTTCGATAATCCTGATAGTGCCTATTCTGGTGGTTCTTTCACCAAGGCGGGTTTTGAGCGAGGCCGCGGCTACATAGACGAAGAAGAATACCAAATAGCTCTAATGGATTGGGCTAGAAAGAATTTCGCTGACGAGTTCGGTGAGGGTGGCTGGGATGCACTCGCTGATTCTAAAAAACGTGCGATAACGAAAGCTTTCAGAAATAGTGACAATGCTCCCACAGATGAGTTCATGTACGAAAAGCTTCTCAAGCCAGGATCGATTGATGAAACGACTGGGGAAGTTGTACCTGGCGTAGCGGAGCAGATTGCTGAGATTATGCGTCGCAACAATCTCACGCACGAATTGTTTAACCAAAACGCTTTTACTGTTCTGCCCCAATACGTGACTGCTTTAGCTAAACGTATTGGGGATGTTCATACTGAAAAACTTTTGATTAACGAAGGAACGTTGTTGGCTAGTTGGACAACTTCTGTCGATATTCCAACTGTCCAAATGGCGACTGCGGCAGCAACAATGCGGTCTTACAGCCGCAAAGTTGCGCACGCTAAACGAAATGTGGGTCGCGCATTCATGGAGGCCAATACAGGCCATATCGCTTCAGACAAAATGAATGTTGAACGATTCAAGTATGCGGAAGAGGTTTGGCACCACGCTATCGATGAGTATGAGGCAGAGCTAGAAATTTTCGAAGAGTTACAGGCGTTATACATGGAACGTGTGGCTCTGTACGATGGTGCGGTTGCTCAAAGATTGGAAATCGAAGAACGCATTTTTGGTGTTGCTCGCCAAATCCAAGACCTAGAAGATCAAGCGTTAAGACAAGCTTTGGCCGATGATGAGACTCGGCGTTTAGCTCAGTTACAACAAGAACGACAATTTTTAGAACAAGAAATTACTGCTCTCGAATTAGGGCAGTCTCAGGCCACTGGATACCAAGATGGTATTTTTTATGGTCTTTGGGAACGTGCTACCGCAGCGATTGGTACAAAGCTTTTTATTGAAAAAGCTTTGTCTCGTGGATTTGGTGACGTTGACACCGCTAAAAGATTTGCTGATTGGTATGCGGATCAATTCCAAAGAAAACTGGATGAGTGGAAACTGGCTAATCCTGACATTGAGGCTCCTCCTGCTGGTGATCCGTGGGGAACCGCTGAGGGGAATGTACCCAAGGGTTTGATGGATGATCCTGAACTCATTTTTGATCCAGAAGGAAAAGCTATTACTGCTGTTCAGGGCAGGGCTTGGATGAATCAGGTTGCTACGGCGGTAGATGAACATCACATGGGTGAATGGATGATGCTACAAGACGTAGATCAGTTTTTGCCCAAAAACGAAGGTGTTTACAACGGGGCTTCGTCTGCGATTTTCTCTGGGTTAGAAATGATAGATGGTTTGGCCTCGGACTACATAGGCCAGTTGGATCAAATGGTTGCTAAATATACTTCGCTTGTAGGTACTCGCGATTTGCCTCCTCCTATTCAGCGTTACAAGGCCCCTACACAGGAACAGTTGAATCAGGCTACTGATTTAATTATTTCTTACAATAACGCGACTCCTGAGGAGCGTATTGGTTTAGCTCTTCGCCGCAATCCCAATATATTTGGGGCTGAACTTTCAGCTTCCAACCAACTCCAAATGGACCTGAAAGAAGCTTTGCGCTTACATTTTGCCGTTTATGGTGGAGACAATCTAATTAGCATTAAAAACGTTGACGACATTGATGTCCTAGCAGGGCAATATGGTCAAGCGTTGAAACAACGTGCTGGCTGGCTTAACGACGTAATACAAGAATCACCAATTGCACAGTTGGAAATGTCTGTTCCTAATCCAATGGTTTCCCAAGCGGAAAAAATGGACTTGGGTACATATGCTTCTTTACTCCAGTTCCGTGATCGGATGATTGATTCTGTCCAAAATGGTTCTGGACTACGAATGCGATTGGGTGTTTCTTTAGAAGAAATAGAATCTGCTGGAACGTTACTAAGTCGAGAAGATTTAGCTGCATACGGCATACGGGTTGATGGGGCGGGAGATCCGATAAACGTTGCTGGGATGAATCAATCCGTTGCTCGTGACGGTTTAAAAACTACGTTTTACCAATATTCTGATGTTTTATCGACAGGACGTATCTATGCGGTTCAGACACCAGTAAACCCGAAAGGGCATCGAAATGCGTTTCATACAGCTATTAGTAGTTCGATACACCGAGAGTTGGGTTTGTCTACTGACAACATTGCTTTAGAGTTTGCCGACACAGGTGTTCCTATTCTTATGCGAGAACTGGAACTTATCGAACCTTGGTCTGACGTTTTTTATCAGGGAGTAGCTGAAGGTGGTGTGGCTGGCAGAACTTTGACATTGGATGTCAACGGCGATGTGCGAGCGTTGTCTGCTGATAGATGGCGTGCTCGTCAAACTTTGCGCGCGGAGCCTAACGCTATGGTCGATACAGCTACGGGTGAACTTTTACCGAGTGCTCGCATTGTCCGCGCTGTTAATTCCGATGTCGAGTTAATGGAATCTTTAGTATTTGATTTACTTACGGGAAACCCTAATCCTTATGGAAGGAATATGGATAATTACCGTTTGACTCGGTATGGTACATATTCGCGTTCTGGTTTTGGTGGTTCTTTCGATGACATAACGCCGCCGCCTGCGGAAGTCGTAGATCCGACTCCGCCGCCTGCGGCTGCTCCTGAGATTCCTGATAGACCGCTGACAACAGAAGAAGTTTCAGAGTTGGATGTCAGCAAGCTTGACATAAAGGAAGAGTTAAAACCCAAAAAGCCCACGAAGCAACAAAGATCCTTTATCAAAGATATTGAATCGCTTAATGCGTCTATGGACAAATTGGAAAATAGGCCAGGAGGCTATAAAGCTGGAGACAGGATTCAACGAAAGGGTCCAGGGTTTGTTAGGTGGGCTAACGCTGTGGCGGAAGCTCATCCTGAATTGGCGGGGCAAGCTGGCGTAGATACCTCTAGGAGCAAAGGTGTTATTAAACGAGGTCGCGGTCGTAGCGAAAGAATCACAGTTGTTTTTAGGCAAACTATTTATGTCGATAAAAAGGGTAAGGAAGTAGTCCTTAGTGCTGAGGATGCTTGGAAACGTTTACGTAAATTCACTAACGATTATCTTGAGCGTTTAAAGAAAGATCCTGATGCGACACCTCGGGCGCGAGATGCTGAAAAGCCTCCACCAAAAGACTTGGCGCTTCCTGAGGCCACTCAACAGCGTTTAGACGCTCTTGAGGCAATGACGATGAAGCAGTTGCGAAAAATTCTTGAAGAACGTGGAATCAACTGGGGTACTCAGAAAACTAAAAAAGGACAATTGATAGTTAAGGTTCTTGCGTCGGAAGGCGTTCGTCCCTCTGACGTGGCTGCTGAAGCTAAAGGATTAGTCGAAGAAGCTATTGCAAAAACACCTTCTTTGTCGAGGAAGGCACGACGCACCCAACTGGAAGAAAAAACGAATAAACAGTTAAGGGCAATTGCTAACAAACTTGCTTACGCTGAAGGTGCAAGACCTGTCAGCGCAAAGAAAAACAAAACACAGCTAATTTCTTACATAATTCGTAGGGAATTTAGGGAAGAAGTTCCAGAGGCAACGGCGGCTTTGAGTCCTGAGCCTGTTGAGAAAGTTCCTAGAAAATCCCTTTCGGCTCAAGAGCAGGCAGCAGCAGATTATAGGGAATCCTTGAAGGGTAAGGGTGGGGAGACTACTTCGAAGCGTCCGCCACCTCCTGCTGCGGAGGCTCCAGCTAATCGTGCAGAGATTGCTGCTCAGAGGGCTGAACGACAGCAGCGAAAGGCTTCTGAGGCTACGCAGGGTGCTAGGGATGTTGACATAAGTGAAGCGATTAGGAACCGCCAAGAAGAGCTTCCTGCTTTATTTCCTGAACCTGGTTCTCCTGATTATCCTGGTATTGACGATATAAATGTTTTCCGCAGTTGGATCACTGAATATGACCAAGTTTTTCAGGATTTTGCGGAAGATATGGGAGATGCTTTTGGTATTTGGCAGGGCATCAGGGATGCTGCGTTGCGTAACGCTGATGCTTTTGCTGGCGCTGAGAGTGGTACCCCTCTTCTCCCCCAGAAAGGTTGGAGTGGTACCGCTGGCGAAACTATTGATCCATTACAACAACTTGGCACATTCGGACCCCAAGAAAATCCGATGTTTCCAGCTTTATGGGAAGCTGCCGAAAATGTACGTAATTTTGTTAAAGGTAACGGTTTCAACAATGCGCCTTCGCCGCAAGCTGTTTCGGATGCCCCTATTGGTGGGGTTATTTTCGATGCTCCAGAGCCGAAGATTGTAGACCGCACCCTTGAACCTATGACGTATGCGGATGACATAGAAGTTCCTGTACGTAAACCTGCTGCCCGAGGTCCAGAAGGTCCAACTTCTAAAGAAGTTGCAGCAGTAAAACGTGAAACGAAAGCTTTAGAGGCACACTTTGAAGTGTTGCGACCTGTAGGTAAACGGGATCCGAAGAACAAAACTCGGGGAAGTGTATGGTTGGAAGTTACTGAAGCTCGCAGAGTGTACCAACAGGGAAAAACACAAAAAGCTTTGGAGCATGTTATTGAAGCTGGTGTGCAAGTTCGAGGTTTGAAAGAGTTTTTAAAGAAAGATTTCAGGTTTGGTCCTGACCAACGACCTCCTGGCCAAATCACTGTTGTTTATGGAAGAAGCTCGTTCTCAGGACGCTTAAAAGGCGAAACTTCTAGTTTGGATGACGCTGTTGACGACATTCTTGAGCCTTTGCTCCAGCAATTTGATGACATTGGCGAGGAACTTAAAGCCGAACTTGATGACCTCCTGGACAATACTTTTGGGCGTTTGGAACGCTTAATGGAAAACATTTGGGATGAGGTAGATAGTTTAGAGCTAGCTCCCACGCAAAGAAAACCTAAAGCCCCTCAAGAACCGATGAAGCCTGTACATTCGACCGATTTTTATGGAGACCCTATTGAAAAGGGTTACATAAAATGGAAAGGCATCGTAGAACCGCGACAAGCCAAAGATCCCGATAATTTTGGTTTAACTCCCGACGGAAGGCCCGAGCCTATAGTTTACATTGAAGAAGGGACGGTTGGTGACCTAGATGCGGAGACATTAACTGGCCCAACTGGCATTGTTGACAAACTTGAGGAAGGAGTACATTACAAGGGCGGTCTTAAACCCCGCATGTTGACTGGTGCTACAGGCAAGCATGGCTTTAAAGAATTGGGTGAAGAGGCTGAACAAAAAATTCTTGCTTTGGACAGAGATACTCCGATACATGTCGGTGATGAGCCAACTGGCGCTGACAGAGCGTTCCAAGATTTCTTGAAAGAACATGGTTTCACCAACGTAACTGTTCATCATGGTCAACGACAGCCAAGATATAACGCTGGTTTTGATACCCAATACACGAAAGGTGGGTACAAGGCTAAAGATGAAACCATGTTGGGGCTTAGTGATGAGGTTATTGGTTCTAAGCAACTGGGGGCTTCCAGTAAGAAATATGTCGAAGGTGGGGGGAAGAGGCTTGAGACTGAGAAGGCTGCTTTAGAAAGAGAAGAAATCGACGCAGCTTTTGCCCGAGGCGAGGCAGGCGAAACAGTTCCATCGAAAACACCGACACGTGATCAACGTACTGCGGATGATTTCTTAGAGGCGATAGAAGAAGTTCGAAAAGATTTACCAAAAGCCCCTGAAGCAGATGAGACTTCTCTATTTGACATACAGAGGCAAGGGCAAGATGCAACGGAATGGCTCGCCAACATTGGCAGAGAAACCCCTGAAGCGGCTCCTGCACCTCAAATTACAAGAAAAGCTAGACGCAAGGAACTCGAACAGCTTCCTAGAAACGAATTAAGGGAAATGGGAGAAGAGCTTGCTGCTCGTTGGGGGGAACCGAAACCCAAGGGCAGAAAGAAACCTGAATGGATTTCCTACATAGTCCGCAGGGAATTTAGGGAGGGTGAACCTCTTAAGCCACCTGCGGCTGTTTCTAAAGCGGCTGCAACACAAGCTGAAGCTGCTGCTGAAAACATTAAAGCTGCACAAGCACGAAAAGTTGCTGAGGCCGCGACAGAAGATGCTGTGGCGGCTGCTGAGAATCTGGATTCCACTGGACGGTTTAAGTCTTTGTTTGACGCTTTGGGCTATGTGCCCTCACGTCAAATGCAAGACATATTGGATTCTTACGGTCGTTCTCTTAAGTTGAACGATATCGACCTTGAAGAAAAAATAATTGCCCAAATCGACAGGCTTTTGGGTATACGTGGAAAGTATGGGAGTTGGCAAAACTTTATCGCTCACCACACTGGCATAGGGCAAGCAGATTTTCTCCGTTCCAGTGATGGTATTCCTTTGGCTTCGATGCTTGAGGATCGCACACAATCGATGGCGGAACTTGTTGGTTTACCATTCCATGCAGCGAACAGCGATGAGCTTCTAAAAGCTCAAGCTGTTCGTTTACTCGGTCCCAACGCAGGAGAAATAACTGAGGGTATGGATCGAAAGAATTTGCTTGATTTACTCAGAACAGAAACGGGAGGACATGGTGTTGAAACGCGCGCGACGGCTCAGTCGCCACATATCCAACAACCAGGAATGTTTTTTGGTCGCGTGGGTGGTGTCGGCGGTGTCGCTGATGTGCCTTGGGTTGATGGTTCTGCTGCTAATTACACGGTTGCTGTTGACGGTTACGCCCCCCTTGGCTACCCCTTAACCTCTACGCCTGGGCCTATGACTCTTGATCCAGACGAATTTGGCCGATATGTGATGAATGTGGGCGGGGAAACCCCTTTGCGTATTTACGGCGTTTATCCGTGGATGGAAGCTGCCGCAAACCAAAGGGTTCGCGGCATGTCTCCTGACACGCAGACACGGGCGGCGGGTGAAGTTTTGTCTGGGTCCAGAAGGGGCGACCCTATGGTTCGCCCCGAAGGGACTCAGTACCAAGCTGTTTTAGCTCAAGAAGCCAAAGGTGAAGTAGCAAAAATGATTCCTCCTTATTTGCGAGGGATCACAACGCTGGGCGAAATAGCAACAGACATGCTTAATCGTGTTGATGGAAATACATTTGACGATCTTTTGAATTTCGCAGATCCTGCGCTGACAGGAAGAAAATACACGGTAGCAACAAGGGGTTTGGGTCGTAATCATTCTGCCTATACGGTGAATGTTGATGCTTATGAAGCTTTGTTTAGGCGTGGTTTTGTAGACAGAAGTAAGGTTCCTCCCGCTGGTGGGGAAAAGTATTCTTGGGTTGCCGTTGATGGTACTGGCGATGTCCGCGATTTAACTTTAAAGGAAATCCATAAGGAGCTTTGGGCGGATCCTGCTGTTGGTAATCAATGGGCACAGGAATGGGGTGTCGGCCATAAATTTGGCACCTATGGTGAACCTTGGACTCTTGCTTCGGCTGATAGTCGTGTGGGTGCTCTCGGATCGGGGTTTGATCCTGTGCGTGCATCTGTTAATTCTGTGCGTTTAGCAAAAGTTTGGGAACGCACTCCCGAGATTGCAAATAAGTTTAAGCGTCCTGGGATGACTAGATCTGTTTTTGAAGAGATAATGTTGTTCATAGGTTGGCGAGATCACTATTTGTGGAGAGGGAAACATTTCCAACGGCCAGGTGGTTTGGGATCTTTGGTGCAAGTAACGCCTACTCAGATGGATGACATAGATTCTTTAATTTCTAAATACTTAAATGCCACGAGTGCGACCACCAATAAGAATTGGGCTGAAGCAGTTATGACTGCACATGAGGGCGCTGCGGAAAATGTTTTAAATGTTTGGCGGGGTATTTACAATAATTACTTTATTACGCAAGCGCGTCGTCAGCAAAAAGCTGGTCGTGGTCTGCCGAAACAGTTCTTAGGGCAGTTGATGGCCCGAGGTGCTTCGCCTGAGGAAATGCGTGAAGCTTTTTCTTCTATGGAAACAATGTCAAAAGCTTTGATTAGGAGCGATTTGGCTGGTTTCCCTGAGGATTCGTTAATTTCTAAAGCTTTTGAGCAATTTCATTTGTCGTTGGCAGCGGATGGGTATTCGGGTTTTGCGTGGGCAAATAAAACTGACAATTATGCTCTCACGCCATTTGTTGACGATTTCAATTTAGGGGAAGCGCAGGGTTTCCGCGGGTGGGAAGGTGATCCAAATCCCGAACAAATTGGAAACTTTAACGCTCCACGACGTGTGGAAGCTCCTTTAGAAAGTTATTTTGTAAATGTTGTTCCCACGAATCCGTTGGCTATACATGCAAATGCTCAAGTCGGAGATTTGTTGAGGGCTTCCCCTACGGGTGAGTGGGATCAAGTCACTATGGGCAACATGGTTGATGCTGAACGTTATATGGCGTTTTTCAACAAACAAGCGCGCCATGCGCTTGAGAATGCGCCGACAAGTGTCAAGGATTCAGTTCAGATTCCTAGTTTGTTGGAAACGGCGATAGATAAGGAACGGGAAATCGCTGGAAGCATGTTTTTGATTGAACAGCAGATGGAGCAATCTATTGAGCGTTTGCTTGCTTTGGGGCGCGATGACAAGTTCCCGCAATTTGTTAAGCATCCTGATGAGTATTTGATTAGTCAAGGGATTACGGAACCTGAATTGTTTCCAGAGATGCTTGAGTCTGGGTGGTTGAGTTCGAGCAAGGAGCGGCGCGATGCGGCTGCGACTGTTTTGGAGCAAGCACGGGAACGAATAACTAAATTCCGTGAGGCTCGTGACATTGTTCAGCGCTTACGAACAAGGATTGCTGGTGAGACCCCTCAGGGGCAACCGATTAGAAGCGTTAATGATCTTGCTGCTTTACAGGATAGTGAACTTGCGGAACTAAAAACTTATATTGAATGGGTTGATAGTTTGGATAAGTCAGTCAGGGAATTAGCTATTCAAGATACCAAGGAAATCAATTTAATAATTGATTTACTTGGTTCTGAAGAATATTCTACTGCCAAAGAAATTCTAGGTACCGCAAACGATTTGATGTTTACAAATCGTTTCGGAGATCCAATGATTAGGGATTTTGCTACGGCAGATGTTTTGGATCAGAATTTCCGCGCTGGCTGGCGACCTGTCGGCGTTCGTTCCCAAGGTCATCCAGACGTTGTTGAAGCCATGCTTGCCGCTGACACCTACAGGGGCAAAGGCGGTTCTCGTGGGTTTTTGAAATATTACGATAAGGCTCATAACGTGCTCAAGGGATACATGATTATGTCTCCTGGTTTCATAATGCGGAACATGTACGGTGGCATGTTTATGAATTGGCTTGCTGGGGTTTCCCCTGTGCGTTATTCGCAATTTATGAAAGCGTATAAACGTGTGATCATGGAGCGTGAAGTTCAAGTGGGGCGCGCTTCGCAAAGGGATTTAGATAAATTAATAAGAACTCAGGGTAATGTTCCGCAGGAACATTTAGTTTACGTGCGCGAGTTGAATGAGGCTGGGGCGTTTGGTCCTGGTCAGGCGGGTATGGAGTTTAGGGATACGAGACAGCCCATTAATGTAGCGGGTCGTGAAGTTGCTTTCAAAAAGTTAAATCCCTTCAATTCCTCTAACTTCGCTCTGATAGGGATGAGGAAAGTAAACGTTAAGGCTGAAACTATCTTGCGTGGAACGATTGGTTTTGATCGTCTTGCGAATGGTGCGACTTTAACTGAAGCGTTCGATGACATATATAAATTCCATTTTGATTACGATGATCTCTCCAAGTTTGAACGCGAAGGAATAAAACGAATTATTCCGTTTTACACATGGACGCGTAGGGCTATACCTCTCGTAATAGAACAATATGGGGTTAACCCTGTGCCTTTCCACCGTTACATGCAGGGTATGCAGGCGATGGAAGCGGAACCTGGTACTCGTGAAAGCCAGGTTTTGCCTGAATGGTTGCTCAGGCAGGGTGGTGTGCCTACCGATATTGAGGCATTTGGGCAGGGTGGCGCAGGGTCTAGCTTGTTTTTTGCCCCTGATTTGCCAATGAGGACGTTCTACGACGTGGTTAATCCCATGTTTAAGGGCGATATGACTCCTGAGCAACGTGTAGGAGAAGGTTTGAGTGCAGCTTTTTCGATGGTTACCCCTCTCATAAAAGCCCCCCTTGAAGCAGGTTTCAAGAGAAATATTTGGAAGGGATATAATTTTGATGGCCGTTACGAGTATGTTCCATCTGCTTTTACAGCTATCCCAGGGTGGATGAAAATGCTTGAAGGTATGGGGTTTGCTCGCCGCACTCCCGATGGGGAGTGGGCGATGCAGGATGCCCATTTACACGCTATGGCGCAGTCGATGCCTCCGTTTAGTCAGGCAAGGCGCTTATTTCCTGACGAAAAACGCTATCAGGAACGTTGGCTTTCCACTTGGGCAAGTTTCGTCTTTGGTTTAGGTGTAAGAACTAATACTGAATATGAACAGCAAATGGAAATGCGTGGCAGAACGTATCGTAAGCGTGACGAAATTAAGGCCATTAGAGAGCTTGAGCGTATCGACGCTGGCAAACGGTAGGGACAGAGTAACCTATAGGTATGGAATACGTCAGTAGAGGAGAATGGGGTGCTCTCAACTCAGGCCAAGGTTTGAGTGAGTTTCGTCGCATCCCTGTCGGCGTGGTTATTCACCACACCACAGGTTCTTCTCAGTCCCCTTGGGACCGCGTTAGACAGCACGACAGATATCACGTGGTAACACGTGGCTGGCGCTCTATCGCGTACAATTGGCTTGTTTCAGGAGAAACAGGGGAAGTGTTTGAAGGCCGTGGCTGGCACCGTGGTGCTGCCACGAAAAGCCACAATCACAATACTGTTTCTGTTTCCTATATCGGTTCTGGAGATGATCTGACAGAAGTCGGGAAGGAGGCAATCCTTAACGTCATAGGGGAAATGCGCGAAAAGTATGGCGACCACCTGTGGGTCAAATGTCATAGAGATTTCGGCACAACATATTGCCCTGGCGATCAACTGGCTACTTGGATTAAAGCGGGTATGCCTGTACAAGAGGATGAGCCTACTGCCCATACTTGGCAGTTCAGGTTGGACGAAATGGAATCAATTGGGTTGGAATTTCGCCGCAAAGCCTTAAAAAAGGGTGCGCGGGGAACAAATGTATCTACTTTACAGAAACGTTTGAACCAACGCATCAACGCAGAGCTAGCAGTAGACGGGATATTCGGTAATGGCACTAAGGCTGCCGTGAAAGAGTTCCAGTCTATGTACCCTATTAAGGTCGATGGCGTTGTCGGCCCTGTCACTTGGAGATATTTGTGGACGGTATAAAAGACACACTTGAACGCGCTGCTTGGACATTCGCGCAGTCGTTTCTTGGCGTATTCGTTGTTTCGGATTTGGCAAGCGTTAAAGCTGCCGCTGTCGCAGGCATGGCTGCCGCGATTTCCGTTGCTAAGACCTTCGTTAAGGGGAAAGTCGCCTCATAACATGGACGAGGAAGCCTTTGAGGAAGCTTTCGATCAATGGCTTGAGTCCGAAGGTGACGAAATAGCTGAAGAGATTTACAATCAGCTTAAATTACGAGCGGGCCGATTCGACATTAACGATGGTTCCCATGCGTCTTGGGCGGAAAACGATTTAGGTATATTAATTGTTTTACCGTTCGAGCACGCAATGGCTTTCGGGCATGAATCCGAGAATGGGGACTATGACAATAGCCCTATCCACAGTTACGTATTTGCAACAGTTACTGAATTGATTTTGCGTGCCTGTTCGCTAATGGATGACTGATATCTACGCCAACCAAATTTGTGTTCCATTAGGTAAACGGCTGCATGAAGTAAACGTTCAGCGTCATCTAGGTAGAAACCGATACCCCTGTTGCACATATTGCAGAGCAAGCCTCTAACTTTGCCTGTTTCGTGACAATGGTCCACTACAAGAAATTCGCTTATGGGGTGCTTGCTGTCTGTGCCTTTACATATTGCACACTTGCCCTCTTGGGCTTTAAACAACGTGTCATATTCTTCAAGGCTTAGCCCATACGCTAGGCGCAAAGCTTTAGCTCTCCGCCATTCGTAACCTCGGGAAGCTTCGTATTCTCGTGCATATCTGTTATGACATACGCGACAACGCGAACGTCGCCCAAATTTTCCTGTTTTCTGTTTGTGGAAATTTTCTAGTGGTTGAGGGTTTTCTTCAGTACATTCAGGGTTATAACACGTTTTAGTTTTCATCCCCTTGCCCTCAGGATCTCCTCGCGTGTGAATGCGTCACTGAAAACTAAAGGCTTATCCCTGCTGCCAGTGGATTTCCGTTTAGAAACCCGATCTTCTTCAGAGTGGATGCGCCACGCCTCTCGGCAGTCGGCGCATCTACATCCGTTTCCGTAATTACTCGCAGACGGTTTTCCGTTACACGATTTCTTCATCGTCTACCTCCCTTAAAGGTAAGTCCCAGCATCCCCAACTAACCATCATCCCCGTCAGCGCCCATCTTACAAGCTCTATGGATTCATTTTGGGTCCACGCGTATATCTGCCCAGGAGTTAAGTCTTGTCCTCCAGAAAATTCACTGGAAGCAAGTGCCACTCCTTCAAGGCTTTCTATTTGATAGTCAACGTGCACTAGTACGCCATCGTGACCAAGCCTCGAAACGTGACTTGCCCCAGTAACGTATTTGTATTGGCCCACAACGTCTACGGATCTCTGAATATCAAATTCTTCGTAGCCTTTGAGTAGCCAGTCTGCTGCCTGAACGCACATGATGGTGAATCCAGTCCACCAATCAAACATTTCTGTACTTGGGTAGGAGATCTCGTTTCCGTATGCATTTGACATACAGTCATCGAACTCCCCCCGAATCAAACTTAGGGCCGCACCTCCTTTATTGGAAGGGTGCTGAACCCCGTCTTTTATGTACTGAATCACACGGCTCCCGCAAAGTTCTATTGCTTCGTCCCATGTGTCAGGTTGAATTATTCCGTCTAGTTCCATTGAGTAAATGCTCCCGTATTTCCTCGTTTGTGTTTAATTCTTTTCTTAGCTTTTTGTATATTGTGTCTCGTTTCCGAGCAAGAGTTGTCTTGGGTATTCCCAATATGCGCCCAGCAACTCTTAAGCTCAGTTGTTCGAAAGCTAGCAACATAACTATTTCGAGTTCCCAATCTTCGAGCGCTGCAAGCGCTTCTTTGATTGGGGCTTCGAATTTGGCAGTATATCGGAAAGGTCTTAGCGGTTCCGTGTGTGGTAAGGCTTCCATTACTGCCTGTATTTCCGTTGAAGGCACTTTAGGGTGTCTCCTGTTCGCTAAGTCGAACAGCCACCCAGATTCTTGCGTGTCTTTAGGAAATACTCTCTTCGACATCTTCCCATAATAGGGAGGATTTTATTGCGTAATATGCTTTTCCTTCGGGAAACTCGTCCGTTTCAGATAATTTACATTTCTTTCGGACTTCCGAAAGGGTAAGCATGGATGAGCGGTCTTTGTGGGAATCGTACACAAATAAGTAAACGGGGTGTACTTTTTCCCACCATTTGAGCGCTTCAAGTTTTTCGTGTTTAACTTTTAATATTTGATCTCTGCCTAACCCTTGCACTTCCACTAATCCCTGCGCTGTTAGGTAGTCAGGTGTGTAGCGAAGTTGCGCAGGCAAGGCTGACATATTGATGGGCGGACGACACAGACCGTATCGGACCCACTTCACAGGAGATTCTTCCTCGAATCGTCGTTCAGCGATATCGCCCATTGTCTGTATGCGCACACCAAATGGTTTATCTGCAAAGCTCATACTTTCACCGCATCTACGTGGTGGACCTGCCTATCGTTATGGATCAAGGGTGAACGCTGTATGCCATCTAAAAGCAATTTAATATAGTTATCTATATCGCCCCTAAGTGGACTAGAGATTTCCCCTAAATCCTTGATAGTCACAGTTGTGGATTCTTTCCCAAAGATCATGGTCACACTAACGGGACCATCAAAAGCGGAAACATCCTCTACTGCGAGTATGTCGTTAATAGTTTCGGCTATGTGTTCTTCTGCCTCAATGCTTTCTTTAGGCGTGTAAACGCGACCCCTACGCGTCATGCGTGGCCGCCCCTTAGGTACGGGGCGACCATGCACAACAAACGTAAAGTCATCCATCAATGGCTCATCTAATGGATGCGGTTTCACGGGCTTTGGACACAACGTTTTCGATTTGCCTTTGGGCATCTGGCCTTCCTTGGAACTTCGGCCCTTCTGACCACCAGCTTCCCAACTGGGAATCTAGTTTAGTCGTCCATGCCACAATGTCAGACTGAGCATACCCTGCTTCCCACATGGCACGAGCGAACCTATTGAGAAAACCATGCCTGCCCTTACCTGCACCCGATTGACTGTAGAAAGGATGGGGTCCATCTTCCCACATTCTCCGAGCAATCCCTCGCAACCGAGTACCGTCCATTTGCATGAGTGGCGTTCGGCTATAAGTTCTTTCGGGAGGCAAATTCTCTACAGGTGGCTTCCATAAACCTGCTGCTACTTCTAGCGCTGACAGTGGAACCCTGGATTGCGATGCTTCCAGCAGAAAATCGTACAATTCCATTGGATACCCGTTGGGATCGAGCACTTCCTGCCGACCCTCTGGACGTTTTCCACCATACGGAACTCGCATGTAGTTCCCAGGTGGGCCTTCCAGTTGGTCTTGCTTAGGGTACACGGCGTCATATTCGGCTTCGGAAAGTTGCAAAGCTGCCAACAACGCTCTTCGCATTGTGGGTGCTTCGGTCCATTCTTGGGCGAATACCCACACGTGGCATCCTTTACTTCTGGACATTTCTATCCAGCCAACAATATCCAGAGCCTGCAATACGGTCACAACGTTTTCGGCATAGATCCGAGAATTATCTCCTTCGTCTATGTCGATTGCGCCCCATTTGCATTTCCATAGGGATGGCTTCATGTCTGGATAAACAGGACGGTTGTCGCTGCCCGTCACAAACCCAGCGGGTCCATGATTTTCTTTATCGGGATCATAAACCATTGGGTAAATGCCGATCATGGCTTTCCCGTTTATGTGAGCTTCAATGGTGTCTGAATTAACCGACACCCAAGCGCATCCGCCAGCATCCGTACCATAGGCATAAGGGAAACCTTCAAATAAGTGTAAAAATGCTTCACTCAAGGCTCATCTGCTCCCATGTCACGCCAGGTTCTAAGAGGCGTCCGCTTCCGTCAATCGTGAGATTTACTTCAGCTTTCTCTCCTTCGCCTGCCTTGTTCTTCCACAAGCCTACGCTAACTTCGTTCTCGTAGTAGCGACGGGTGTCCTCGTCAAGACTGGTGTCATCCCATCGCCTCCACGTTTCTATAACGAAGTGGCTTTCACTTGTGGAGGCAAATCTGCCTGAATCGATGCCTCCTGCTTGTCCGCGGCTACCTGCTCCTCTGCCAGATTGGTGAATGACTATGCCTATTATGCGCCAGTCAGACACAAGCTGTTTAAAGGATTCAATCTTGGATTGGACGCTAGCTGCATCGCCAGCGCCTCCTCCTCGAATGAGTTCAAGATAATCGTAGATAAGTACTTCTGGACGCTGCCCATCCCAAAGTTGTGTCGTGGCTATGCGTAAAGCCTTATCCAGATCATCCACGGACATACCAGTGGATTCAAAATGTAAATTGCTTTCTTCTGCAATGATTTCACTTGTACGTTCCCATGCTACGGGATCTTCACGGATCAGGCGACTGATCCATTCTTTCTGCCCTACTTCCAAGCGTATAGCTGCGTAACGCCCCCAAAACATGGATTCTGTTTCGTCAGGTGATACCCATAGCGTCCGATGTTTGCGATTCCTCGCAACCATGTTCATCGCTAACAGGGATTTCCCTGTGTGGGTTTTACCTATGAGCGTCAGCAAATTGCCTGGTCTGGCACCTCCAAGTGTCACATCATCAAAAGCGCGAATACCAAATTGCCATTCGCCTCCAGCTTTCAGGTCGCTTCGCATCCTCTGCATCTGCTCTGTTTTTGGTGTAAACAGTCGCTTGATGTCGTTGGTAGAAACTCCCTCCACTTCGACCTTGGGGTCAGAGGCGGAAACTTCCGCCTTCTGACCCACCAATCGAAGCGCATCTTCAACACTGATGCGCTCAACCATTTAAACCCCCGCTAACCAGTTCTGGGGATCCAAAGGATCGGGTCGCTCGCCCCAGTTAAACGGGGAGTTGTTGACGAGTCCGCCAAAATAGCCGCTCATGCCTGCAAGGGGATGGTTTCCCTCTCCTTGAGCCAGGAACGCATTGCCGTCAGCGTCAACGCTTACACCCTTCTTGATTTTGAAGTCACCAAGGGCGCATTTCCCATTCTTGGTTATGGGGATTGTCTGTCCACGCATTTTCTCTGCCCAGTAATCTTCGGGAAACTCTCGTTTACCGCCTTGGAAGAGTTTGCGTATAGCTTGGTTGTCCATGAACATGGAGTCCTTGGACCCATAGTCAACACCAGTTGCTCGTTCAGCAAGCCAAAGCTTGTGCACGAGCGCATATTCGCTGTCGTCTATGTAGCTGCTCTTGCCGCCTTTAAACGAAGCGGCTTGAGTGTTCGCAACGGGTTCAGTAGTCGCGCCAGGGAATACTGCGGCAATTGTTTCCGCCGCTACCGTTTCAACGGCAACTCCCAAGCCTTTCTTCGTGTCCGTAAGGATGTTCACAAGCACCTTGGCCGTAAGGTCAAGAGTGTCGTAAATATCCTCGTTCGGATCAACGCTACCCGATGATATTTGCGCTGACGTTATTTCAACAGCGCCTTTCAATATAACTTGAGCCTCTATTGAAGCTCGTTCTTCTGGCTTAAAAGCCATTGGCTACCTCCTATGTAGCTCCTTTGCACCGTGCCCAATTTGGGCACCATTTCTCAGAACACCACCAACCGTTGTCACCGAGAGGCCACGGGCCTCCCGCTTGTGATTTCTCAACGAATTGGCAGAGTGCCAAGACCTTTTCGCGAAGCCATTGTGTGTGGCTTTCGTCGCGTTCTAAATCGATATAAGAAACACCTTTAGGGTGGACAATCCCGAATCGGAAATTCGGTATACCTCTCGCCCAGCAATATGCGATTGATTGCACATCCCAACGTTCGTATTCCCATTTGTTTCTTGAGTAATCCCGTGAGGGAAACTTCCAATCCCACAGGCAATCATTTTCAACTAGATCTATCGTCCCTCTCATGTGAACGATGCGTTCGTGATCCTCGAAAAGCACCTTGTTGTAATCTTCTTCAACCGCTATGGGGTTCACGTTTGGGTAAACCTCTTCGTGCCACATAGCGAGGCGTTCGTGACCCATAGGCACCATGTCCGATGGCGAATATTTGTGCCACTGGTCTACGGTTGGTTCGGCCTGTTCCCAATAGTATTCGAATGCCCCTTGTAGCGCAGACAGGGGTTCATCGGCCCCGTTCATCTTCGCGTTTAAGGCATCTTCGGCAACTGCGTGACAAGCTGTACCGAATGCTGTCGCATCCGTTTCCTGTCGATCCGTCAAGTTGTATATGTCTGTACGCAGACGTTCTAGGCACATGTCTGCTGTTTTGATAGCGGATTGACGCACCCAAGTGTGTGCCCAGCGTCCATCCCCTGTTCTATGGAGTGAGTATTTCATATAGCCCCCTGTACTTAGTACCAACGACCACTTTCTGTGGTCGTTGTGTTCTAGGTACCATTTGAGTTTAGTGTCCCATCAACAAGATTCCTCCTGCTAAATGTTACATTTTCATTACTTTACGTCTAACTTGGTAAATCTCTGGCCTTGAGGGATTCCAACGTTCCCAACGTTCGATGCATTTGTCGCACCTGCAACCTCCCAGAGCATAAGTAGCGATGAAGCCGTGTCTTTCGAAGTCCTCGGCCCCCCACTGAATACCGTATGAATCTTTCTTCATAAACCCTCCCTATGGGGGAGGGGGTGAGGAGGGAGAAAGGAAAACCTCCCCACCCCCATTGCATACCGCCCAAACGTGGGAGGTACACTCAGGCGGTACACGACCTACTAAACCGCTGCTGCGAGTTCAGTATAGCGATCAGGACCGCCGAGTAGTTTGATTAAGTGATTCTCGCATTCATCCGCAAGAGGCGTTTTGCCAGCAAGAGCTTTGGATAACCCCTCAGACTGGTCACGGTACTTTTGACCGTTCTCATCTATCAGGGTATTGGGCGAGTTAATCACGTGTTGCTCTGCACCTTGAACCGCATTGTACGCGATCCACATATTGGATGAATCCGTAGAGCGTTCCATCTCTTGATGCCATGCTTGCTTGCAAGCCGCAATCTTATTTGCTCTGCGAGTATGCGAAGCTTGATGGTCGGATTCGGGCACAGGGATCAACTCGTTTACCATTTCGTTAAATGCAAATTCAGTGAACGATTGGTCCTTCATCACGAAAGCCATGCGCTGCATAGCTTGCGCTTGGTTCATACTCTCACGCATAATCTCTGCTTGCAGAGTTAAGCGTGTGTCGTGATTCTTGGTTGCCTTAACGCTGATGATCGCACCAGAGCTACCTAAAGCATTTTCGCACGAAAGACGAGAAAGCTTAGGTATACATTGGGTCGCCCATTGCCTATTCAAAGACATACGAGTGTACAAGTAAGGCTGAATAAGATCGCCCCCACCCAAATCGATGGGATCATCCAACTCTTGAGCTATAACCGCACGCTCACCTGCCCCGAACAGACTGATACCAGTACAAGTTTCAGGGAACATAAGCTCCATCGTCTGATAGATGTGGTTGTAACCATCACGTGCAGGATAAGCCCCCGAAACAACACCTAACGTATCTTCGGTGTCCGTTCGGTAAATGAATTGGAACGTCGGCTTACCTGATTTTTCGCCCCTCGTGTAACGAGGAACAACAAGCCTGTCCGTGCCCCTAACCGTGAATCCTGCTGGCGCATAATCCACATTGAAGTCGCCACCCATAATTCTGGCGGCATTCATGCACGTGGTTTTGGCTAGCTCCTTACCTGGCGCAACCTCTTCGCGCTCGGGAACCTCACGTAGCTCAGGGATCGGATACTCATATCCCTTCTCCTTCAATGCATCCGCTATGGAAGCATCATCAAGCTCGTAACCCATCTCTTTGAGTTTGGCCCCCAGAGATGAGAGCCAATTGTGCTCCCCATTTGTGTTATCAATTGTCACCATTACACATACCTCCTGTGTCGGTGCCAGTTACCTGCGACTTGCAAGTAAGTGGTTAGGACCAACCCCCGAGGGAAGGGGTTGGCCCCGATCACTCACCTAGCTTGTAGGCGTTCATCTATACGTGCATCAAGTAGCTCCATGAACCACTCGTTTTCCTCGCTGATAAGGAGGTCAACTTGGTACTGCACAAGCTCCTCCATGCATTTCATCATGCGACCAGTGATGGTTGTTGCCATCACGTGTTTGTCGTATTCGGTGTATGCTTTCATTCGCTCACCAAATCCATGAAACTTCTAAGCCTGTGAGTGACAGGCCACGGGATCGAGTGGCAGAAGTCGCGTGCTTGCCCAAGCCAGTCAAGGACAGCTTCGTCCTCACCGCATGGGGAACACACATATGTTTGGTTGTCTTTGCGAGATAAAGCGTTAAACGCTTGTTCTCGCTGCAACACATTTCGCTTACAACGAGGGCATATCATGCCTCGCTCCTTTCTGTTTACGGTCATTAGCTCAACGCCTCAATGATTTGCTCAGAAGCCCTGTTGGTCTTTAGAGCAGAAGCGTACTTCTCACGTTCCGAACGACCATTCCGTGCAGGATGGGGTTCATCGTTGTGTGGGTTCAGGTCGTTCCATGTGTTGTGCATGGCATAGATCACTTCCTCCAACGCATACACACGAGCCTCCAAAGCCTCAACTTTGGTCGCCCACTCTACATTGGTGTCCGTAGTCGTGACTACAGTGTTTACCGCATCAGTAAACGCCCTACCCAACTCGCAACGGTTATCTGTGTTAGTGGGTATGTCCGTCAACTGCGCCTGCAACCAAGCGGGAACATCACTCTCGATTGCCCGTGAAATGTCGTCTGAACCATTACCGTATGAAAAGTAATCACCCAGAGCATTACCTATAGCGTCATCCACGTAGTAGTCGATCATGTTCCAAATGGCATCTTGATCGTCTGTTGTCAACACACCGTGGTCGGACAGGCTGTCACGCATGTAATCAGCGAGTTCCTCGCCCTTGCGAACCAGACCTGCGTCCTGCACATAATCCTCGATGCAAGCCTCTATCTGGTAGCCCTCAATTGTTACGTTTGTTTCTATGTTTTGCATTTGCTTAGCGCCTCCCTGCGCTCTTAAAGAATCAGAAAATTTTCTTTCTTCTTCTTTTTTATATTTTCTTCACTTCGTTCAGAAAATATTAAAAAGAAGAAATACCTCAAACGTGTGAATCCTATTCATCCTCCTCGCTTCGCATGTATTTATCCCAACAAACCGAACACGGGGTAGGGATCTGAGAAGAAATTATCAACTCCCTCTCATCCGCCGACAAGTCAGGCCAAACATCCTGAACTGCTAGCCCCTGATTCACGTAACGGTCCCAGTCCTTAACCTTGACTGTCACGTACTCAACTTTCTTGCATATCAAACACCTGGCTCGACGTGTCAGCGTCTGCTCAAACGTATTCATATCAATCTGCATATTCCTGATACCTCCCTCCCCGAGTAAAGTCCCAGAGATCATGTTCCATCAACCAATCACACACTTCCCACGAAAGCCAGCGAGATTCCTCATTGAACCCCACCAACACACGCTCAGGGAAGCTTTCAAACTTGTGAATCCAAGTATCCACGTCTAAATCGCGGGCAAGAGACACATCCTCAATGTCCTTTTTCGTCCACAAGTCAGGGACACGACGCAAATGGCCCTCGCCCCACTCAACTAAACGTATTTCCTTCTCTAGCATTTAATTTTCCTCCACAGGTACATAATACCCCTCTTGGTCAATCGTGTACTCCACACACGTGTGAATAAAATAACATTTATCATTCACACCCTCATTAGGGCAATACTTAACGCCCGTGTACATGAGAACTTCAGCAGCATTCGGGTGAGCTTCCCTCATGCAACCCACCACCCATACGCATCAAACAGATACTGCGAGTCATGGTCCCAGTCAGGGCCATACCAATGTGGCGCTATGTCATCCCAATCGATGTCAAACGGGTCGCCCACATCCTTGAGGATGCTAGCCATCCACGGAAACTGACCATCCCCATGCATATCCGACCAGTACCAAAACCCGTTCTTCAAGGCTTTAACCACAACCTCAGACGCAGGCCTACACCATCCGTATTCCTGATAGTGTTCACCTTCATCTATGAGAGCAGCAAGCACCTGCATACGCGTTTCATCATGTAGCCCCTGATCATTAGTCATATGCAACTGCCACGCCCACGTGGCCCTGTTCGTCCAACCGTTATAACTCATAACTTTCTCCTGTCTCTCGCTTACGCCTATCCTCCAACAAAATGGCATCCCAATAAGAACGCCCCCTAACAACATGCCTACGTCGCTTACGGTCCTGCAACCACATAGGCAAATGCACCATCAACAGCATCGACCCATACGCAGCAGCCACACCAAAACAAAACATGGCTAAACCAGACATAACATCCTCCCCTATGCCACCTATACAAAGTAACTAACCCATCACAGCCACCTGTGATGAGTCACCAGTGAGGCGGTGGGTAACCTCACACGTGAATCCACGCCTACAGCATGAACTCACGTGTAAGGGCGAGCCGAAGCTCGCCCCCACACGCCTAGCCTAGATAAACTCCATCGGGTCACGGTCGCTAAACTCGTTGACCTCACCATCGTGCATGTCCGCGACAGCCTGCCAGAAGTTTTCTTCCGTCAAGCGTCCACGGTCATCCACGTCATCCCAGTCGATGTAATCGTCTACGGGTGATCCAAACATGTACCTACCTCCAGTTTCTTCTCGGTGTAAGAGTGCCATTAAGCCCGTCATACACGTAGAACGAGTGCGGAGGATCAACATCCCCAGTAAACGCCACATACGTGTCAGGGTGAACATGCCAGAACATGTCCCTAGCCGCTGACCCACGCATAAGCGTAGCCATCGACATCTCCCCACTCGGCATAGGTGTGTTCCACCAACGGTCCTCATGCTCAGGCTTGTCTGCGTCGAAGAATGTCTCCACGCGTTTAGCATGCATCCACGCATAAACCAGAGTGGTCTGCTCACGCATAAAGTCCTTGCACTTATCAGCATCTAGCTGAAGCACAGGCCCCTGCCTACGTGAGAGTGGGGCTTCAAATATCTCAACCCCAAACACACTCGTATGTACTTCCTCTTGCTCTAGGTTCATAGTCGCCTCCCAGCGCTAGTTAGGCCCACCGTCAAACGGGTGGGGCGGTTCAGGGTGCATCGTGCACCCAGGTACAGGATTGTTGCCAAACCAAGTCTGCCCATGTAAGCGTGTCCCTCCGATGAAGAAGCGTGTCTCCTCCTCCTCGAACGAGTACGCCTCAATCTCAGGGCTGTCTCCACACGCTTGCGCGTCGTGGAGACACCAATCGCAGACAATCGTGGCATTGTCCTCACGCCAGAAATACTCCAACGGGAAAGCACGCACACTTCCGCCCTGATGACTCTTATGACCACAAAAGCCCGCACTCTTAGGCTCGTAATCACGCTTAATATCCTCGTATGAGACCTCCATCTCACACCTCCAATCTCAGCCCACGGTTCACACCCGCAGGATCCTTCAAGTATGCCTGACGACTAAGCGCATACGTTGGGTAATCCTCCTCATGCCAACGTGAACGCGCTCGGTGATCCCTGATCTGCGGAATCTCATTCGCGAGATCCTCGCTGAACTCCTCAACACGCCCAAGCCTACGCTGAGGGTTGTCATAGCCCAAGAGCTTCAACAACTCCCACTCGCCTGGCTCGTAACGGTCAGCGAACACATACGTTATGCACGCTGGAACCGACAGGTTCGGAGTCCGATACGCAAACGGATGGGCACGTGCCCACGCTTGGAATCGCTCCAAGCGCAGGTCGTACTCAGCCTCGTCCGCGCATGACTTACCAAGTAACTCATACATGTATATTCCTCCCTACACGCTCAGATGTAGAAGATGCACTGAGCATCCTCATACATACGTGTACCCTCAACGGCTGCTTCCTCGCCTGACTCATACCACGCGACAGCCTTAATGTCACCGCCAAGCTCATGCATGACGGCCTCCCTAACGAGTGACGGTATGTGGTCACTCGCATTCAGGTTTGTGTCAAACTCAACCACAACGGTCAAACATGCAACAGCACGTGTACCGAGCAGATGAGCCATCACCTGTGTACCTGTGGATCGTAAATTTTCCACGTGTTTTCCTCTCTCTCACCAGCACACCACGTGTGTGCAGTAGGGAACTAGCCCCACGCTTGTGCCTACCCGCAAGGGATAAACACAAGCGTGAGGCGGGCGCTTTCACGCCCGCCCACACATGCCTGCGTTAGCTGATTTCCGCCAAGCGAGTGGCGTAGTACTCCTTCTCGCGCCAGCTTGCTGGGATGGCAGCTTTCGCCTTCGCAGCTTCGCCACGCCCGTAGAAGGCGTTGAACTGGCGGTGGGCCAACTTGTTGGCCTCTTTCTTGGCCGCTTTCGAGTCCTTCACGCTCGCAGCCTTCGGCTTACGCGAGGGCTTCGGCTTCGGCTCGGGAGTTGGGGTCTCCAACGCCTGCTCGATCGCCTGCACATGCTGAGCAAGCTCAGCAAGTACGTGGGTGAGTGTAGCAACTTCAGCTGCAAGGGCAGCCACCGTGGTTTTCGCCATCGGATTTCCTTTCTTTGGGGGACTTAATTATCCCCTTTCGAAGAAAGGGGTAATTAAGCCCCCCAACTTTCAGCGGTCGGTTGGCAACTCTTCCAGCGGTCCGTCTGACGGGCATTCTTCGCAGGTGTGCGCACCGCTGGAGGCCAGTTCGAGGTCCATCCCCTGCGCGAAGCAACGCCCGCATGGACACCCGCGACCCGACCCCCCTCGGGGGGTACCCCCTTCGCCCATGTACATGTATAGATATGCATAGCCAAATCGTCTTATGATTTAAAATCGGGGCTACGGGGGCCTTGGGAGCTTCTTTTTGCTTCTCGGCTCTGTCTGCGATAAGGTTCTAGTACCATCCCCCGCCTGGGGGGCGGGGGATGAGTTCTAGGTACCAGGTAGTTTACTAGTAGAACCCCTCGTCCCAAATATGTTATTGTCCGAATGGGACATTAACGCATACAGGTAGAGGTGATAACAATGGCACAGAACGGTGGAGGCCGTGGATGGGTAGCAGACCCAGACACGGGCGAAAAACATATGCCAGAACTTTGGAAAGAACTATTAGAGTGGCTGCTCCGCGGCCCAGAGCGCTCCCCAGCCACACAACGCGACTGGGCGCGAGAAAACGAGATCCACGAAGATTCCGTAAGACGCATTAAACGTGACCAACGGTTCATTAAAGAATGGGATCGACGTGCAGCGGAACTGAACATCAACCCTGAAAGGGTTCAGAGCGTCATAGATGCGCTCTGGCAGCAGGCTGCTGCTGGCGATGTGAAGGCGGCTTCGTTGTATTTGCAATATATAGATAAGTTCACTCCGAAGCGGAAGGTTGCTGTTGAGGATGAGCGGGACGTTTCGCTCTTTAGTGATGAGGAACTTGCTTCTGCGTTGGAAGCTGAGGCGATTACTTTAAGGATGGTTGAGGGATGACGGAGTTGCAGGATGGGAGGACGTTGGTTGAGGTTCTTGAGGATTTTCCTGAGTTGATGGGTGAGCGGCCTGGGTTCCTGACTGATCCGTTTTTGGATGATGAGCCGTTGGGATATTGCGGTTTGGAAGATATTGAGGTGTGTGATTCATGCCAGTAGGGGGTTGTTATGTCGATAGAGGATGTTGCGGAAACGGCGGATGTTTGGTCGAAGGCGATCAAAAAGATTGTTGCAGCGATTGGTGCTGCTGTGGTGGCTCTGATTGCCGCTGTCAGCGGTGTGATGGTGCTGTGGTCTAGTGGGAGTGAGGTGGAGGAGGCTCCTCCGTTGCTTGCGAATATGGGGTATGGCCCTCAGTGTTCCCAGCTTTACAATACGATTGATCATACGTGGACCGAGGGTCAGTGGGTTGTTTGGGAGCGTCTTAGGAAAGATATGGGTTGCTAGTGGGTCGTTTGAGTGAGCTTCGGCAAGAGGCAGAGTGGCGAAAGTGTCAGAAAAGTGAAAAGTATTTTCTTGAGAATTATTGGCATATCGCTCACCCTGGTTATGGGCGTGTTCTTTTTGTCTTACGTGAGGCTCAGTCGAAAGCTCTTAAAGAATGGTCCGCAAATAGGTATTCGCTTACCCTGAAGGCTCGTCAGATTGGGTGGACGACTTTGGTTGCTGCACACCAATTTTGGTTAGCGTTTTTTAGGGACGATCAAAATATTATTGATTTGTCGCGGACAGAGCGGGAGTCGGTGCTGCTTTTGCGTAAAACGAAGTACGGGTATAAGCACATGCCTGAATGGATGGTCGAACGTGGACCTAAGTCTTTGGTTGAGCATCAGCAACGAATGGGGTTTGACAACGGAAGCCAGATTACGTCGATGCCTTCTGCTTCGGATCCTGCCCGTGGTGAATCAGCGACACTTATTGTGGTTGATGAGTGGGCGTTCCTCCCGAACCCTGAGGAGGCGTGGGCATCTATTGAGCCTGTAGCTGACGTGGGAGGGCGGATCATTGGCCTAAGTACAGCTAATGGCTCTGGTAATTTTTTTCATAACCTTTGGACAGGTGCGGCAACAGGGAATAACAATTTTTCTCCGATGTTTTTCCCTTGGTCTGCCTCGGAGGATCGCGATGAGTCATGGTATGAGGGCAAAATTTCTTCAATGCTTCCTTGGCAGCTTGCACAGGAGTATCCGACTACCCCTGAGGAGGCGTTTGTTAGGTCGGGAAATCCTGTGTTCGATTTGGATGTTCTCGATAACTTGCGTCATTTCATTAGTGCTGGGAAAACGGGGTATATGCACGAGATTCAAAAAGATGTTTTGGAGTTCAGGTGTTGACCGTTTGGAGCGAGCCAGAACGATGGAGTGGGTATGTCCTTGGGGTGGACACCGCTGAGGGTTTAGGTCATGGTGATTATTCTTGTATTCAGGTTATAGATGCCAAGAATGGTGAGCAGGCAGCTATCTGGCATGGTCGCATTCCTCCTGACGAGTTGGCGACTGAGGTTTATCGTGTTGGGTTGTGGTATGGGAATGCTTTGTGTTGCGTTGAGGCAAACAACCACGGGTTGACAACCATTACGCAGCTTCGTCAGTTGGGTTACCCTAATTTGTATCGTCGGCGGAGTTTGAATCAGTCCACTCAGAGAATGTCACAGGAGTTTGGTTGGTTGACTACTCGTACTTCTAAGCCTTTGATGATTGATGAGTTGGCTCAAGCTTTAAAAAATGAAGAGCTTATTTTGCATGATGAGTACACGTTCGCTGAATTGCGTACTTTTACTCGTAATGATCGCGGACAGATGTCAGGTTCACCACATGATGATCGTGTTATGTCGTTGGCGTTGGCTAATCAGATGCGTAAACATGCGTTTATTCCCGAATATGTTCAAAATGTGGATGATACGTTTACGTTAGATTGGTGGCATCGGCAAATACCGAAGAATAATATTTCCACGGATAGTATTGGCGTACACACGTCACGTGGGACAGTATGAACTCTTACGTAAGGACTTTTAGCTAGGAGCGTTTAATGTCCAAACCAAATAAGTACAATGCCTCAGGAATGGGTGCCCAACCAAAGTTGAATACAAATCAGCTTTACAACGGCCCTGCCCGTCCTGGCGGTTCACAGCCTGCCCGAATCTCTGAAGGTACCAATAACGCACATCCTGGCGTTAAGGCTTCTGCGATGAAGATTAGGGAAACCCCTCGGAATCAGCATGGTACTGATGGTCGGGTAGAACCTTCCGCCAAACAGCCTAACGGTTCTGTTCGGAATAGCTGATAGTGGCAGTTCTCCCTAACGGGGCAACTTTCAAAGAATTTGTGGAGTATGTCAAGGAACGTAGGGGGGACGTTCCGATGACGGAACTTGAAGAATTGTATGATCGTCGCCTTAGATTGAAGTCAGTGTCAATCGCTAGGGGGGAAACCATGCGTGCGATGCTGCCCAAAGATGAGCAGCATCTTACGATGAGGGAGCGAGAGAACAAGGTGCTTGCAGAAGCTCGTGCTGCTGGGCACACCCCCGAACGAGCTTAAAGTTGGGTTAGGTAATGGCAAGAGAAACGAAGTCGGAACGTTACGCAAAGGTGCATACCCGCCTTCGTTTAGCTCAACGTTGGCGTACCGATGAAGGGTACGACGACAAGTGGCGACGGTTGATTGACATATATCGAGGTAAAACCTATTGGGGGGATAGGGATGGTTGGCTTAGCACAGTTAAAAGTGATCGTATTTCTGTTAATTTGGCTTTTTCCACTGTCAATGTTATCGGTCCCGCTGTTGCGATAAATCATCCTAAAATCACGATTGCCGCTAATCAGGAAGGCGATGCTGACCGCGCCATATTTGTAGAACAGGTAATGAACTACCTTTGGAGACACCACGATTATCGTAACCCTTTTAGACGTAGCGTAAAAGATTTCCTCATTGTGGGGCACGCTTGGCTTAAGGTTGGCTGGAAATTTGTTGAAGAAGAGCAAGCGTTAAATGAATACGAAATTGATGCAGAGATGCGACAATCTCAAAGGGAGGTGGACGCATATGCTGTGGCGAATCCTGCTATGGCTGGCGAGTTACCCTCCGATGAGGACATCATGGCCTCTCTTCCCAATACAAAAATGGTTGTTCTTGAAGATCAGCCGTTTGTGGAACGCATCTCACCCTTCGACATGTTTGTGGACCCTGAGGCTACGTGTTTGGACGATGCGAAGTGGATTGCGCAAAGAATTGTGCGACCATTGTCTGAGGTCAAAAGTGATAAACGCTTCAAGCAAGGTGTACGCAGAAACCTCAAAGCCGATTCTGGGCTAAAGATTCGTTGGAATAACGATACTGAACGTGACGATTACGCTGACCAAGTTGATCGTGTAACTCTTTTCGAATATTACGACCTTGAAGCGCGAACCCTATCTGTCTGCGCTTACGAAGCCGAAGATTACTTGCTTGATCCGACTCAAATACCCTACGCATTCGGTCACCCATTTGTGATGATGCGAAACTACGATGTTCCAGACATTTTTTACCCAATGGGTGATTTGGAGCAAATCGAATCGTTACAAGAAGAATTAAATAAAACACGTACTCAGATGGTGAACCATCGGAAGCGTTACGCCCGTAAGTATCTTTACCATGAGCGTTCTTTCGGTCCAGAAGGTCGAGAAGCTTTAGAATCTGAAGAAGATGGACGGTTTGTCCCTGTTGTCGATGAGAACAAGCCCCTTTCGGAAGTGGTTGCTCCACTTCCTCAAGTTCCTTTAGCTCCAGAGATTTACCAACAGTCTGCAATTATCGAACAGGACATTAATACTGTCAGTGGAGTTTCTGAGTACGCGCGCGGGCAAATGCCCGAGATACGGCGAACGGCTACGGAAGCCAGCATTATTGCTGATGCTGGCAATGCTCGTTCTTCGGACAAGCTTGCAATAGTCGAAATTTCTATTGGGGAAGTGGCCCGCCGCATTTTGCAGTTGATGCAGCAATACATGACTCAACCTCAGATGGTTCGGATTACTGGCAAAAATGACGAAAAGTTTTATGTTGCTTACACCCGTGATGACATTTTAGGGGAATACGATTTCTCAGTGGAGGGCGGTTCGACGCAACCCTTAAATGAAACAGCCCGCAGACAGCAGGCAATTTCATTAATGAACGCAGTTGGTCCTTTGATTGGGACCGTTATCGATCCCAACGAGTTAGCCAGATACGTGTTGCAGTTTGGTTTTGGGGTCAAAAATCCTGAAAAGTTTATGATGCAGCAGCCTGCGGCTCCCGAACAAGCTGCTGCTGGGGGGGCGGAGCAACCTCCGCCTCCCTCTATGACTGGCGGTATGGAGCCTGGGCCTATACCAGATCAAGTGTTTGAAGCAACAGGCGGGGTACCTCCCGAATTGCTTTCACAGTTACAGAATCAAATGGGGATGGAGTTACCTAACCTATAGTGGGACACAACATCCTTAATATTTAAGGAACACCCGAAAGGATTCCAACATGGAAGCTATGGAACTGGATACCAGCACTCCAAACGTTTCAGAAGGAAATTCAAACCCCGAAGGATATGCCGTCAAAGTTGACGGTGTTGAACAGCGTGTAAGTTTGGACGAACTTCAAAGTGGGTACCAACGACAAGCAGATTACACACGTAAAACGCAAGAGTTGGCCCGAGAACGCGAGAGATTGACTCAAGCAGAAGCAATAGTACAAGCATTAGAAGCAGACCCCGAAGCAGCTATTTCCGCTCTAGGAGATGCGTTTGGAGTAGGCGTGGGCACCCAAAACACTCATACAAGTTACGATGATGACTTTGATTATGAAGATTTGGACCCAGATGAAGTTCGCTTGCGCAAAGTTGAATCTGCCATTGAAGAACAAAATCGAGTGCAAAGACAAGACAATTTGCGTAAAGAAATGGACGTTATCCGCGATAAGTACGGTACAGACATTAGTGAACAAGAACTATATGCTCACGCTTTGAAACATAATATTGGAAACCTTGACGCTGCATATGCACATCTCAATTACGAGAATGCTTTAGGTCAAACCCAAGCTTCTAAACAAGAAGCACAAATTGTGCAAGACAAGCGTAATGCTGCGGTAGTCGATGCGACTCCTGGTTCTGCTCCTTCTAATGTTGATCGTGCTGTGTCTGCGGTTAATTCTATTCACGACGCATTTGACCTTGCGAGACAAGAATTAGCCCAACAGTAAACTAGGAGAATCAAATGGCTGCTGGAAACGCAGATTTTGATGCAATTCTGAGCACAACGCTCAAAAACTACGTACCTAAGTTGGCTGATAACGTTTTTACGGCTCGTCCTCTGTTTTATGCGCTTACCAATGGTCAGACCATTCGGCGCATTAACGGTGGAGCCAAAATCGTTGTCCCCATCATTTACGGTACAAACTCAACCGCTGGCTCATATAGCGGCGCTGACACGATTGACACGACTGCTCAGGCAGGCATTACAGCCGCTGAGTTCGACTGGAAACAGTATGCAGCGACCGTAACTATTACTGGCATTGAGGAAGCAAAAAACAATGGCGAAGCAGCGATCATTGACCTTCTCGAAGGCAAGATCATGCAAACCGAGGAAACCATTATCGAGAACATGAACACTATGTTCTGGAGCAATGGTGCAGGCAACGGCGGAAAAGACTTTATGGGTCTGAACGGTCTTGTCGGAACTGGTAACGACGGCCCTGGAAGTACACTTGCAGGTATCGACGCTACTGATTCTGACAATGCTTGGTGGAGGTCAACACTGACCAACCAAGGCGGTGCCCTTACTTTGGTAGCCATGTCAACGATGTACAACACGGTTTCAGTTGGTAATGACCAGCCGACAATCATCATCAGTGACCAAGACGAATACGAAAAGTATGAGTCTTTGCTTCAGCCAAACCTTCGGTACACAAGTGCCGAAGTTGCAGATGCAGGGTTCCAAAACCTCCTTTTCAAAGGAGCACCGTGCACCTTCGACAGCCACACAGACTTGAACGGAAAAATGTTCTTCTTGAACACGAAGTACCTCAGGCTTGTGGCACATACTGAAACTTGGTTCCAGCCGACACCATTCGTGCGGCCCACGAACCAAGATGCTCGTTATGCGCAAATCTTGTGCTACGGCGAGTTGACCACTTCCAATAGGTCACGGCAAGGCATGTTGTACGGCCTTACCGATTAATAAACTAGAGGTGGGGGGGGATTGATTTCCCCCCACCTCAGAACAGTGGAGTAAGAATGCAACGTGAAGTAGCTTTGGTTTACAGTCGGGACGCAAGACCCGCAGGTTCAAGTGACACACGCCCAGGGCATTACGCCCCAGGGCAGGTTAAGGGATCACGCCCTATGCCAGGAGTCACTGAATTTATCGAAGAAACTTCCGTTGCATCTTGCTCTGCAACGACCCGCGCAGGAAACCCCTGCAAAGCGCGTCCTGTCGGCGGGTCGGATCTTTGTATCGGTCACACAAATCAGGCGAGGGCTGAATCGTGACTTTTACCAATATGACGTTGCAACAAATTCGCGATCAGGTTCGGAATGTTGTAGATATTGATAGCAGCGACATAAGTGACCAAACACTTGACATTATGATCGGTCAAGGTTTTGACACTATTGTTTACAGCGAAAAACGTTGGCCTTTCTATGATGTGTCAACAACTTTCAATACCATTGCGAGCGATAAAACATATACGCTGGCACAGATTGCTGCGGCTCCTGATGCCGTTTCGCAAGGGCTTCGGGAAATAGTTTCTTTGAAAGACGACGATCATGTGATGCAGTTCATCGGAAACGATGACGCTGATTTTAATTATCCGCTGGATGTTGCTTCGTCTGGTCGTCCTTGGGAGTGGAGTTTCTGGGACGATACAGTTACTTTTTATCCAACTCCTGATGGTGTGAAAACGATCTATGTTAGGGCTTT